AGTTGCAATTCATGAAGCAGATAGTGATATCATTAGTCAAACCACTAGAGGTAAAGACTATAAAGATAGACTACCAAATGGTAACTATCTTGATAACACAGCTAATCATTTTGTATTAGTGCTCGGCGATAACCCAACAACAGCGTTGATATCTATGAAATCTACTCAACTAAAAGTTAGTAGAAAATGGAACTCAATGATGATGGGTATAAAAATGCAGGGTAAAAATGGATTGTTTACTCCGCCAACATACAGCCACATTTATAAACTATCAACCGTTCAGATGTCTAACGACAAAGGAACATGGTTTGGTTGGGATGTGAGTAAAGTAGGTCCTGTCGAAGATAAAAATATGTACGACATGGCTAAAAGCTTTGCGACAAGTGTAGGTAAGGGTGAGGTCCAAGCTAAACACGGCTCAGAAGAAAACGAGTCTAAGCAACCATACTAGAATCCTAGGTAGTGGGCGGCTATGCGAGAGTGGATCCGCCCACTTTTAAAGCGCTATGATAGAAAGATTTAAAAATATATTTACAGGATTAGAACGTGCACATGGTGTCACTATTGCAGAGGACACAAATGGTAATGGCACAAAGATAAAAGGTAAGTCGTTTGTAAAACGTCAACCAGTCACTGACGAACTTTGGCAAAAACATTTAGATGGTAAAGAAAATTTAGGTATCATACCTATCAATGATGACAACCAATGTAGATGGGGTTGTATAGATATAGATTCTTACGCAGGTTTTGATCACAAAAAATTAATAAATAAGATAACAAACATGAAACTACCTTTGATCGTTTGTAGATCAAAGTCTGGTGGAGCACATGTATTTTTATTTACATCTGATTATGTTGCTGCAAAAACAATGCGAGATAAATTAGTGCAGATAAGAGCAGTATTAGGTTATGGTAATTCAGAAATATTTCCAAAACAAACGGAATTAAAATCGCAAGATGATACAGGAAATTTTCTTAACTTACCATACTTTAATTATAAGAATTCTGTAAGATATGCATTTAAAGAAAATGGCGAAGCTGCTACACTGGAAAGTTTTTTTGAATTACAAGAAAGATATAAACAAGATGATATTAATACAATAGAAGTTAAAAGACCTGAAACAAAATATTCTGATGGACCACCATGTATTGAGTTGATGTCAGAAAATAAAATAGGTGAGGGTGGTAGAAACAATGCGTTGTTTCATTATGGTGTGTATGCAAAACAAAAATGGCCAGACGGATGGAAATCTAAACTAGTTGTGTTTAACGAAACTGCAATGGAAAAACCATTGTCTGATTCTGAGGTTGATATTGTTGTAAAACAGCACGATAAAAAAGATTGGGGATATAAATGTAATGACCAACCAATGTGTAGTTTATGTGACAAGACACTTTGTAGATCTAGAAAGTTTGGTATTGGACAAGAAGTATTGTTTCCTAATTTAACAGATTTGCAGGTAATAGATCTTGAAGATCCATATTATTATTTAAATGTGGATGGTGAAAGATTAAAACTAGAAAGTGTAAAACATTTAAGACAACAAAGTTTATTTCAAGAAGCATGTATGGTGCAATTAAAAAATAGACCACCAACATTAAAAGAAAAAGACTGGGTGCATATAACTAACATATTGTTAAACAATGCAGAGGTCACAGAGCCTGCAGCAGGTTTGCGAACAGAGGACCAGTTGCAAAATCATTTGCAAGAGTATTGTTTAAATAGAACACAATTAGATTCTAAGGAAGATTTACCAAGGGGTGGTACATGGACTAACAATGGTTATCATCATTTTGTATTCGATAAATTTTATCACAATCATTTAATGCGTAAACGTTGGGATCTTGGATACTCACGAACAGCTGAGATGTTAAGAGAAAAATGTGGTTGTGTAGACAAACGAATAGGTAAAAATAAATTATCTGTATATGTAGTAGAGGAGTTTGAAAAGAAAATTGAGGAGTACAAACAAAAACAATTAAAAGAAGAGACACCATACTAATGAAAACTATTGTATTAGGACCACCAGGAACGGGTAAAACAACTACATTATTAAACAAAGTAGATGACTACCTAAAAAATACAGATCCTGATAAGGTTGGATATTTTGCATTTACACAAAAAGCTGCATACGAAGCAAGAGACAGAGCCATAAAAAAATTTAATTTAGACGAAGACGACTTACCATATTTTAGAACATTACACTCACTAGCATTTAGAAGATTAGGAATCAAAAAAGAAAATGTCATGCAACGTAGACACTACCAAGATTTTGGTAGAAGAGTGAAAGAGGAGATAAATTATGCAGACTATGAAAATGATCACAATGGAATCTTTACATCGGATAGTGAATACTTACGAATAGTAAACCTTGCAATATTAAAAGGTATAACAGCAGAGCAGCAGTATAATTTAAATGAACACAATCAAGATTTAGAGTTAGATAAATTAAAAATTATATCGAACGAGCTACAACGATATAAGAAAGAACACAATCTCATAGACTTTAATGACATGATATTAGAATTTACAAAGTCAGATATAGCAGTGCCAAAGTTTGATGTTGTATTTATAGATGAAGCACAAGACTTATCAAGAATGCAATGGGATATGGCAAAAGCTATTTGGCAAAATACAACAGATTCTTTTATTGCAGGGGATGATGACCAGGCAATATTTAGATGGGCAGGGGCAGACGTAGACTCTTTTATAGCGCAAGAGGGACAAATGCTGCCCTTGCAACAATCATATCGAATACCTGCAAAAGTGCATGGACTTGCAATGGGTATAATAAATAAAATTAAAACAAGAATAAATAAATCTTGGAACCCAAAAATTCATGAAGGCTCTCTTTCTAGATATGATGACTTTGAAGACATCAACATGTCATCGGGCGAATGGTTGGTTCTAGCTAGAACTAAATATATGTTAGATAAGTTAGAGCCAACACTTTATGAAAATGGATACTATTACAATAATAAATTTAGAAAACAAAAAGAACACACATTGCATTTAGCTGCATTAGACTGGGAAAACTTATGTAAAGGTCAATTATTATCCTACGATCAAGTTGTAAGAATCTATGGTTATATGCATGTAGATAAAATAAAATTAAAAAGCATGTTAAAAGACAGCATGTACGATATGGATACTTTAAAAAAATATCATGGACTAAAAACAAATGCTGTTTGGTTTGAAGCATTCGATGCTGCACCAAGACGAGAAATAAATTATTTAAAACAAATGAGAAGAAGAGGAGAGAAGTTAAACCAGGCACCGCGTATAACTTTATCTACGATACATGGTGCAAAAGGTGGTGAAGCAGAAAACGTTGTGCTGCTCACTGATCTTAGTTTTAACACAATGAGAAGCTATGAAAAAAATCCTGATGATGAGAATAGATTGTTCTATGTTGGTGCAACAAGGACCAAGGAACATCTACATATTATTAGGCCACAACAAGATAACAAAGGATACGATCTATGACAAACAAAGACATATTTAAAAAATCAACATACAAATCATTACAAGAACAGGTAGGTGGAAAACATTATTATTCTATGAAGATTCAACCTGCGGAGTTTATAAACGAGAACAAGTTGCTTTTTGCGGAGGGGAATGCTATAAAGTATATCTGCAGACACTCTGTAAAAGGGAAGGAAGAAGATATTAAGAAAGCAATTCACTATTTAGAAATGATACTAGAGAGAGATTACTCATGATACAAAAACCAATATTTAGTCCACAGGTAGAGTGGCTACCACCAACAGAGTTTCCTGATTTATCTAAGTATGATGAGATAGCAATTGACTTGGAAACAAAAGATCCAGAACTAAAAACTATGGGCTCTGGCTCTGTTACAAGCAGAGGACACATTGTTGGTATAGCTGTTGCTGTGCATGACTGGGCAGGATACTATCCTATCAAACATGAAGGTGGTGGTAACATGGACCATGGAATGGTCACAAGATGGTTACAAGATGTATTAAAAACACCTGCAGATAAGATATTTCATAACGCTATGTACGATGTATGTTTTTTAAGGGCTGAAAGATTTGAAATACAAGGTCGTATAATAGATACCATGATTGCTGGCTCTCTCGTAGACGAGAATCGCTTTCGTTACGATTTAGGTAGTATGGGTCGTGATTATGTCGGAAGAGGCAAAAACGAGGCTGTATTAGCTGAAACAGCAAAAGAATGGGGTATAGATGCTAAATCAGAGATGTATAAACTACCTGCTATGTATGTCGGTGCTTATGCTGAAGCAGATGCACAACTAACATTAGATCTCTGGCAAGAGATGAAGAAAGAAATTATTAACCAAGATATAGAAGATATATTTAAATTAGAGACTGAACTTTTTCCTTGCCTTGTCGATATGCGTTTTTTAGGTGTCCGTGTAGATACTGAAGCAGCATACGAATTGAAACAGAAATTATTAGCAGAAGAAAAAGAATGCCTACACATAGTGCAAAAAGAAACAGGAGTAGATACTCAAATATGGGCTGCACGTTCCATTGCGCAAGTCTTTGAAAAACTGCACCTACCATTTGACCGAACTGAAAAAACAAATTCTCCATCATTTACTAAAAACTTTTTACAAAACCATCCTCACCCAATAGTTCAAAAGATTGCACGTGCAAGAGAAATAAACAAAGCACATACAACATTTATTGATACCATAATTAAACACGAACATAAAGGGCGAATATATGCTGAGATAAACCAACTTCGATCTGATAGTGGTGGGACCGTGACTGGTAGATTTAGTTATGCTAATCCAAACTTACAGCAAATTCCTGCACGAAACAAGGAACTCGGACCAATGATTAGATCATTGTTTATACCAGAACATAATTGTAAGTGGGGTGTATTTGATTACTCACAACAAGAACCAAGATTGGTTGTGCACTATGCATCACTACAGAATATGTATGCAGTAGGAGATGTATTAGATGCATACAATGATGGTGATGCAGACTTTCACAAGATTGTAGCAGAGATGGCTAACATACCAAGAGAACAAGCGAAAACAATTAATCTAGGTTTGTTTTATGGTATGGGTAAAAATAAATTACAAGCAGAGTTAGGTGTTAATAAAGAAAAAGCACAAGAACTATTCAGACAATATCATTCACGTGTACCATTTGTAAAACAATTAATGGATAGTGTTATGTCTAGAGCACAGGACAGAGGTCGTATAAGAACTTTACTTGGTAGATTGTGTAGGTTTCATTTATGGGAGCCTAATCAGTTTGGTATCCACAAACCATTGCCACACGATGC